GTATCAGATGATTGGCCGAGAAATCCACCTTATTGACTACTACGAGAACTCTGGCGAAGAATTAGGCCACTATATATCCATGCTCCATAACAAGGGCTACAACTATACGACAATCTACCTGCCGCACGATGCCAAACAGAGAGAGCTGCAAACTGGAAAGACTCGTGTAGAGTTTTTCGAGGATAACGGCTTCCATAATATCGAAGTATTGCGCCCTACAAACTTCAATCTAGGCGATGACGATATTAACCTTATCGCACGTCCAGCCTTTAGCCGTGTCTGGATTGATCGGGAAAAGTGCCAGCGTGGGCTAGAGTGCCTAAGAGCCTACCACTACGAGTATGACGAGAAAAACAAGCTGCTAAAGAGCAAGCCCGAGCATGACTGGAGCAGCCACGCAAGCAGCGCCTTTATCTATGCCATGATGGCCGCTACAGAGTGCAGCGAAGAAGCGCAGCAAATAAATATAAAGTTCAAGACCTACGTGCCTAAAGCGTTCCGTCCGAAGTCTAGCAGTAGCAGCGGCAATTGGTGGTAGTTTTTGCGAATGTGGTACAATATGGGTAATGGCGATGTGTCGATAGACATAATGGCAAAGAAAGCCGCAAAATCTAGCGATGCAAAAAAAGACAATCCAGTTTTAAGCAGATTCCTCAAGTATTTTACTGACTCCTGGACTTATGCGCAGCAGAACTACCACCAAACATGGGAGCGCAACTGGAAGCTCTATAGAAATATTAGAACAGAGAAAAACCACCCTGGCACTATTGAGTGTTTCGTGCCGATGGTAAACAGTACAGTAAACACGATCGTAGCTAGTCTGTTCAACTCCAACCCAACCGTAAAATATATCCCTAACCGTGCCGACCAGAACGAAGAAACGGATATATTAAACGATGTTTATCAAGACTTCGCTCGCCGTGATGGCTGGGCGCTAAAGAATAAGATTAACGGCCGCCAGGGCGTAATTACTGGCAATTATTTTGCATATTATGAATGGCAGCCGGACGATAACGGCGGATTCGTACATAAAGAGATTATCCCTATTCGTGATGCTGTTCTCGACCCTAATGCGCACAATATAGCCGATGCAAAATACGTTGGCCGCAGATTCTTTACTAGCAAAAAAGCGCTCGAAGATACTCTCATTTACAACCCAGAAACTGGTAAAATGGAGAAAAGGTATAAAGACCTCGAAAATGTATCGGAAAACGCTTCAGACGGCGGACTAGATGCGCAGAGCGACAAGGCTATTAAAGACACGGCACTCGGCTCTGTATCGCCAGACAAGGGCGCACAAGTCGAAGTTATCGAAATCTGGACTCATGAAGAAGTTTGCGTTATTGCCAACAGACTAACAGTTATCGAGCATCGAGAAAACCCATATTATGCGCTCAATAAGAGCAAGTTCGAGCAGCGCAAGCTCGAATGGGACTTGCAGCGCCTACAGACCCTACAACAGACCGCCGGCGCTAAAGATATTGGCGAGTTCCAAGAGGAGTTCAACAAGCGCAACGCAGGCCTAATTCCATTTGCGCACGGTTGCGACTATCCAGACGTTTCTCTTATCTACGGCTCTAGCGATGTAGATATTATCGCTGACGAGCAAGAGTTATTGAATACGCTAACCGAACTCAACGTAGAGGCCGTGCTTTACCAGCTATTCCCAGAGCGCCGTATTGATCCAAAGTTTGCAGGAAAGTTGGACAATCTCGACCCATTCCCAGGCAAGGTTTACCCACTACCAGTTGGCGCAATGGACTGGAACAACCCACCAGCAATCCCAACTAACGCATTTGCAGAGCGTAACAACCTCAAGGGCGAAATCAGAGAGGCCGCTAGCGTATCAGAGATTAGCAAGGGCATTACAGCCACCGACACGACCACGGCGACCGAAATTAAGGCTATGCTCGGCCAGGCAGATATTCGCATTAGGGAGAAAGCCGACAACCTCGCACAAGGTTTCTTTATGCAAGAAGCTACAATCGTCTTTAAACTTCTAAAACTCTACGCAGACGAGCAGTATATGATTCGCAAAGTTGGCGAAGATGGTATTAAGTTCGAGAATGTAGAGATGTCTAAGTTTATCGGAGATTATACCCCGATGGTAACGCTAGACGTACAGGCACAACTCGAAAAGAGCGAGAAGCAAGAGGCCTACACGAACGCTTATCAGATGATTATTGCAGACCCAACCAACAACCTGACCGAAGCGAAGCGAATCATGTATCCGAAGATGATGCCAGACCTCTCGCAAGAAGAAATACAGGCGATTATCACCCCAACGGCGCAAGCAATGCCACAACCAACCCCAGAAATGCAGAATATGGCCGCACAAGACATGATGAGCGCAGACATAATGCAACAGGAGCAATTAAATGCAGAACCAGCTCTCTAAAGAGGAGCAGAAGATTATTAACCGCTGGCTACGTACCGATACAGGCGCAAAGCTACTACAAGCCATTAAAGAGTTCGAGCAAGCGCACTTAGATTGCGCAAAGCTCGGGCTACAAGGCAAAGGCAACGACTATATCGCAAACAAGGTGGCAGCGGCCGAAGCAGTAGAGCAAATATACCTATGGCTTAAACCACCAGAAAACGAGCCGGACGGCGAAGAACAGTAAAACAAACCACGACCAAGCACTTTAACAACAGGACTAAGCATAATGAGCCAACAAATCGGCACTACAAAGTAAATATTACTTAAAAATCCAGCAAATAGGGCTGGCGCATCGCCAAATGTGGTAGTGCCGAGCTGTTGGTAGGGGCAACCTTACCAAAGCAACCATTAAATAATTTTAGGAGAGTTCATGGACGAACAAACTGGAACTGAGGACGCTCTTTTTGAAGCCTCGGACATGGAATCGGTAGCTAACGATACCACGGACGAACAAGCAGAGGAAGAAAACGGCTCGGCAGTAGAGGCAACCAATGAGCAAACAGATAGCGAAGAAGTCGCTAAAGATGAGCCAGCCGTTGAATCTACGGGAAAAACACAAACTGGCGATGCAATAGACGAGTTTCTAGCGAAAAAAGGTATTGATCCAAGCGACCCGAACGCAATTCGGAAAATCGCAGATATGTACCGCAATTCTGAAAAGTTGGCTTATAACAAGTCGCAGCAAACGGCACAATTGCAGAGGCAACTAGCCCAGCAAAACCAACAGACGGCCGTACCTGACCAAGAGGCGCTCAATAGAGTACGCTCCCTTGAAATCCAAATGGGAACTAAAGAGTGGAAATCTACGCACAATCTTAGCGAAGATGACGAACAAAAGATGGTGGAGTTTATCAACCAACCTATCGTCGATAACCTAGGAAATCCGAAGATTAACCCGCTTACTGGAACTCCATATACCAAAGGTATGCTAGTCAATAACGGTGTGCTAACCCTTGATGACGTTTACCGTCTTTCTGGCTGTGGCGTAAAACAAGTCGATGACCTAAAGGCAAATCTTCGCAAGGAGATTGAAAACGAGATGGCTGCTAGACAAGCTGCTAAAAGACCGAGTAGCAACGCTACTAACTCCACGCAGTTTGGCAAAGCCGAACAAGACGACCCATTTTTAACTGGACTGTTTGGCGAATAATTTAACCGTTCAATACTTTAGGAGATAAATTAAAATGGCTATCAATCTAGCTACCAAGTATGCTGGCAAGCTCGACCAGCTCTTTACGGCCGGCTCTTATACCGATGCTTACATTAACAAAGATTATGACTTTACCGGTGCAAAAACCGTTGAGGTTTATACCGTTTCTACTGTCGATCTATCTAACTATGATCGTACCTCGACTGGCGACCGCTTCGGTGGCAACAACGAAATCCAAGATGTCGTAACTGCTTACACTATCGGCAACGATAAGTGCTTTAAGCTCACGATTGACGAGGGCAACTACCAGCAGCAGGCACTCGCTAAGAAAGCTGGCGAAGTTCTCAAAGCTCAGATGGAAGAAAAGGTTATTCCAACTGTCGATGCTAACCGCTTGCTCAAGGCTGCTATCGGCGCTGCTGCTGTTTCTCAATACTACGCTCCAACCGCTAACGATGCTTACGGCGATGTTTTGAAGATGAGCGCAGCTCTTGACGAGGCTAAAGCTCCACAGAGCGGCCGTGTTCTCTGGGTTACTCCAACTTTCTACAACGCAATTAAGAAAGAAATTACTACTACCGTAAACGCTTCCGAATATAACGGCAAGCTTCTCGGTCGTGGCTTCGTTGGCGAACTCGATGGCACTCCAGTCGTGAAAGTTCCGTCCAGCTACTTCCCAAGCAATACCAGCGCTATTATGTGCCACAAACGTGCTCTATTGGGTGTCGAACAGATTAAGAGCGTTAAGGTTATTGACGACTCCGAATTGGTCGATGGCAAAGTCCTCCGTGGCCGCTTCATCTACGATTCGTTCATCTTGAATGGTAAGAAGAACGCTGTCGCTGCTATCGGTACTGGCTCTTTGAGCTAATATCTAGCTGACATATCGCTATAAACAAATCCCCCTACGGCCGAGGGGGATTTTTATTGTGCTAAAATATAGATAATGGCGGTGCGAGTGCATTATTAAATGGACTCAAACTATAATCTTGAGGGGCTAATAGCCCGAATCAAAGACAAACTCGATGATCAAGAGTTTCCAGAAGAAACAATTACGCAATTCTTAAACGATGCCTATTTTGATATTGTAGGCGATGAGGAGTATCAGTTCTTAGAGCAGATTTACAAGGCCACCACGCAAGGCTCGGATATTCTGCCACTACCTCGCAATTTTCAGAGCCTATTTACGCTAACCGCCAAAAATGAGCGAGGTATCTTCCCATTAGGCTATATGCCAAAAGAGGAGTTTTTCGCACTAGACAAAGATGATGGGCTAAAGAGTTATAAATATACCATCTTCGGCAACCAGCTATTTTACAGTCTGCCTAATATCGAGAATGATAAAACTCCAACAGGAGAGGATAAGTTCTACGATTTATCGCTATTTTACCTTGCTAAACCGCTCCCTATGGCCAACGCAACCGACAAGCCACTAATTCCTTATGAGTTTGGCGAAACGCTCGTTCTAGGCGCTCTAGCACGTTGTGAAAGGCGCAGAGATAACTTCGACTATGCCGGTGTTTATGAGAACAAGCTAGACGAACTAATTACTAATATGAAACTGCGCTATTGTCCTCGTCAGTTGGCGAACGAGAATAGGGCTAAACTCCCTGTATGGGTAAGGAACTGGCGCTAATATGGCTATTAAATCTAATTTTACAGGCAAAAGAGTGCCGAATATCGGAACACGCAAAAGCGCTCCAGCTACAACCAACTTCGCAAAAGGTGTCGCAACCTACAAGCCTAATGACATGATGGGAACGGACGAAGTACGCTTAGCGCAAGATGCTCGTTTTGATAGAGTGGGCGAATATGGCACTAGAACAGGCTTAAAAGCATTGAGCGCTAATATTATCGGCTTAACGGCAAACGGCGCAACTACGGGCGCTACAGCAAGCCTAGCGACCATTTCTAGCGCATACACATACACGGCAACGGCAGATGCACGTATTTGCGGTTTTAGGCTTAGCGCAAAGCTCGTTGGCGATGCCACAAAAGCCCCTATTGCGAAACTATCACTCTATATCAACGATGAGCTAGCGGATACGAGTTGTATCAACCCTAGCGACCTAGAAACTACGGACGACTCCTACGATATTCTATTCAACGCAGCGCCAGATATTACGGACGGCGATGTTGTAACGATTACAACGACAGCACAAGCAAACTCCGCCTCTAGTACGGCGAACGATACCTATATATCCGCAAACTCGGGCGCACTAGCAGGCTCGTTACTGACTTGCACGGCCGGCGGCATTGATTCTATCTTCGAGGCTAATATAGATGGCGCTAAAACCGTCTTATTCACGCAGAATGGCATTTTATACCGCATGGCAGCAAATGGCACGATGACGGCTATACGAACGCTACCAACTGGCGCAGGCACGGTACGCTTTAGCCAGAATCTCAACCAGATTCGCTATGCAGACGGCAAAGAGAGTCCTCGCTTGCTCGACCCAGATAACGGCAACTGGACAGACACTAAGATTGATACGCTAGACCTCGCTACTGGCACGGATTTAGGCATAACTCCTACTAATATCATGAACGGCCCTAGCGACAACTTGCTTTACTTCGCTTCCGAGCCTGATACAGAGGCGGTATGGACGTATCCTTATGGCTACACTTACGCAAAAAGCCCAGCATTTAGCACAACAGCTACTATTAGCGGCAACGTTGGCGACACTCTCACGATCAACAGCAGCACAATTACTCCTAGTGGCTTCGCAATAGGCGACTGGATTACGGGGCAAGGAACTGGAACGGCAGAAATCACGACTATTAGCGGCGGCGATGTAACGGTTACTATTGTCGATACAACTCCGCAGACCATCTCAAGCTACGACAAGTTCAACGTAGATTTTTACCAGAACTTCCCAGCCATTAAGACTGGCGACCCCCTAACGGCCATGTTCAATCTAGCCGGTGTGCTTTACTTCCAGACAAGGCGCAATAAGTACCTAATGTATATGCAAAGCGCCGACTCATGGACTCAACAGGCTTCCAACGCTCAAGGCGGCACGTTTAGCCAAGAATCAGTCGTCTGCGACCTTAACTACGCTTACTACGCTAACGATAACGGCATTTATATTTTCGATGGCTCTAGCGAACAGTCGCTAACTCAAAACACTATCCAGAACGCTTACGATGCTATCCCAAACAAGGAAACTATCCGCCTAGACCTCTACAAGAACAGGCTATACGTATTCTTTAGCAACAATAATACCGAGCTTAACTCGTGCTTCGTTTACAATATCAATTTGCGTGTCTGGGAGTCGTTTGACTCTAATACCTATGTCGGTGCTACTTCGGCTCGTCAAAACGCTTCTGGGCGCTTCCTGTGCGGCCATAGCCGTATCGGGTTGATTATGACCAACGAAGATGGCGATTATAGCAATCTCGGCCAGCCTATTGCGTTCAATCTCGAAACGGCTTACCAGCACTACGGCACGACTAGCCAGCTCAAGAGAATTACCAAGTGGCGACCAGAGTTCGCAACGACCGAGCGAGCATATACGGTAGAGTGCGGATATTCGCAAGACTTCAGCGATCAAGTAAAATATGCGTTCAGTATCGACCTACAGCGCCAAATTGCAATCAATACCAACTACGTATGGGATAACCCTAGCGATTATGGAGTGCCAGCCATTCCGACCGTGCATACCACGACCCCTAAAGTAAACGGCGAGTTCTACCGTTGTCAGATTCGCTACCAACATATCGCAGCGTTCGAGCCGGTTATCTTCCGTTCGCACACTCTAACGATTCAAACGCAAAGAATAAGATAGGAGGGGCAAAATGCCTAATAGATTCACTCCAATTACAAGCACACAAAGCACTAAGGCGGCATTACAACAGATTAACCAAAACTTTATGCAACTCGATGCCGAGGCCTTTACTAAGACCGTCCAAAAAGGCGGAAACAATCAAGTTATGTTCGGCAAGTTACCGAATAACCGTTACGGCTTGCTTATCTACGATGATGGCGGTATGCCTCGTATCTTGATAGGCCAAGCGCCTAAAGACGGCCGCCCTGGTGTCTGGATCACAAAGAGCGGCTTCGATGTCATTAACGAGATAGACTAATGCAATACCCAACCCACTTTATAGCGAACTCGGACTATCCGTTCGATATGATTATCTACTACAAGTATGTAGAGTTTACGAAAGGCACTAGCCCAACCTCTTTTGCGCACAATTTAGGCTTTACGCCGCTAATATTCGGCTCGTATAGCACTACCGAGGACTTCGAGATAACTCGCTCGCTCTGCGATGACAGAGTAAAAATAGAATCAGACGAAACGAACCTGTATATAGATGCAGGCGGCAGCGCTGGCACAAAATACTATATGAAGATATACGGCTTCGCTCCTATATCGTGGACTGGCGACTGCAAGCCAACGGCGCAATCCAACACGGCGCTATTATTCGATACAGACAACGAATATAGCCCACTATTGGCCGCCGGCGCTGTTCAACCTAGAAGAATGGATAACCCATACACTCCAGGCGAACAAACAGGCTTAGCGCAAACTATTGGCAAAACTGGCTATATCGAGATTGAGGGCAGGGCGTCCGATATATCGCTCTACTATCAAGAGCCACTAGCGCCTATGGTAATGATGTGGAAAACTACGGCGCAAACTAATAGAACTATTTTGCAATCTAATACCATGTTTTACGAAACTGGCTACGGTCTTAGAAATGCGCCATATGCTACGTATAATGTCGCAGGCGCACAAGGCGATGGCAAAATGGCTATCGCTATCAACGTAGGGGCAACTAGAACAGGTATGCCAAACTATAACGACACGGTACATTTTAGGGTTTACGGATAATGGCAAGAGTAAAGAGATTCATCTATAATAGCGACTTTATGACTATCGCAAGAGTCGGCAGCACGACTGTTACGGCCACTATACCTGGCAAGGAGTGCAACTATGAAGGGACTATCGAAATCCCTGTAGATATTCCCGATCAAGCGTGGGCAAGGTTCAGAATCGAATATACGGGTACTTCAGGCCCAAAGCAGTATCTAGCCTGTCAGTATTTTTTCTATATCAATGCCTATAAGAACGGCAAACATATAAGCTATTTTGCATACTTAACCTGTAAAAAGGGCAAGCTCGTAATAGTATACTACGTAAACAATTTGACAGATGCTACTAGCCCACTCGTCAATTCGCAGACATTCACGCTCCATATAGACTTTATGCGCCAGCCAAACACTTAACGGCTCGTGCTATAATTAAAGTAATTTTGGCGTTGCGTGAGAAAACGCAATATGGCGAATCTCGAGCAGATTTTGGCTGAAACTAGCAAAAGCTACGACAACAGCCGAAAAGCTCTAAACGACCAGATAAATGCTATATCTGGCGATCTTGATGCGCAGAAGCAGCGTATAAACGCTCAATATGCGCAACAGGGCAAGAGTTTAGACAACCAGCGTAACTGGCAAGCGCAAGCCTCTAGCATGGCAGCAAGCCGTAACGGTGGCTCTTTCGGCGGTAAATCAGAAATCGCTAATAAGAAATACTACCAGCAGGCCTTTGTGCCAGCCGTAACGCAGATGCAGACCAACCAGGCCAACGACCTATCTAGCGCAGAGTCGCAAGCCAACCAGAACAGGCTATCCCTTGAGCAGACCCTTGCAGGTCTTAACGATGAGGCTACTCGCTACGGTATGCAACGCTATGATGCCGCAGTACAGGCAGAAGAAGCTCGCAGGCAATGGCAGGCTGAAATGGCAGAAAAGCAGCGCCAGTTTAACGAGCAGATGGCACAACAGAGAGCGCAGCAAGCAGCATACGCTCAATATCTTAATGCTGCTAATAATTCTAGATCAGGCGGCCTCAAGACGTGGGATTTTGGCGGTGGCTATCAAGTCATGCAAAACCCATATGGCGAAGCAGAATACTACAAGAACGGCCAGAAAGTTAGCGCAGGTCGCTTCCTCGAAGAAACAGGCGCAAACGGCGCAAACTGGAACAACTGGAACGACATTTGGAACAACGGTGTATCTACTACGGGTGTCGGCTCGGACACGGTGGCAGCGTTTAACCGCAGAACTCCTGTTAGCAATAAATACGACTATCTATGGTAAGGAGCGAAGATGGCACTATATAAAGAAACAAGCTACGATGATTGGGCAAGGCGACAGCGCCAGAGCCTACAGAACTCTGCTCAGAATCTACAGCAGAAGCAAGCAGGCTTGCAGGCAGCGCAGAATCAGAAGCAGAAAACAACGCTTGAGAGCGCCCTATCTGGCCTTATCGGTGGCTTAAAAGAGCGTGGCTCGGATATTCTCAACACGGCTAATAACATCGGGAAAACCGTTGTCGGCGCAGTTGGCGACACGGCGCAGAAGATTGGCCTAAAGAGCGCACAAAAGGACGATAGCAAGCGCCGTAACGAAATCGCTAAGAAATATGGCTTTAACAGCTACTCCGAAGCGGCAAACTCTGGCAACGCTAGCCAAGAGTTTTGGAACGAGATTAAGGGCACGAACAAGCAGACCCAGCAGAAACTAGAGAGCAACAAGGCGAATCTAGGCTCTTATGGCGATGTAACGAAAATCAATACGAACGAAGCTAAAGGCCAAGCGCTTAACACTATCGACTCCGTATTAGGGCTACTCCCTGGCGGCCTAGGTGTCGCAGCTAATATTGCAGGCGGCGGCTTATCTGGTATCGGTGATGAGTACAAGAGAGCAGGCCGTGAGGGAAACGACTTTAACTGGGAAAACGCACGAAATAACGCAATTGTAGGCGCAGCAAGTGGGCTAGCAGGCTCGGCAGGCGGCGCAGGCATGGGCAAGTTCGCAAGCAAGGCAGGCACTAATGCGCTCGGCAAGCTAGCAGGCGCACAACTTGCAAAAGGTATTGCAGGCGGCGCAGCAGCAGGCGCAGTCGGTGGCGGCTTAGGCACTTATCTTAACGGCGGAAGCCTCGAAGATGCGCTCCTAGCAGCCAAAGAGGGCGCAAAAGCAGGCGGTATCGGTGGTGGTGTCATGGCTGGCGCTATGGGCTTAGGCGGCAAAGCGCTAGACAAGTTCCGTGGACGTACTGGCAGCGCTCCTACAACGGATATTGAGCCAGTAGAAGCAACGACCGTACAGAAGAACCGTATAGACCAACCAACAACGCAGAGAATCGAATCAGAAGCCCCAAGCGCTCGCCGTGGTATCGCTATTACTGACCTAGATGCAGGCGAACAGACCGTAAACGTCCGAAACGGCAGACCAACCGAGAACAGAGGCAAATATATTGATAGCTTCGTAAAGAGAGCCGATGCAAACCTACCAGAAGCACAAAAGCCAACGCTAGAGCAACGCTTTACAAGGCAGTTCGATAGCCCACTAGAGCAGATTATCGCTAATGGCGATATGGGCGATGGTATCGACATTCTCGACACGCTAAAGGCATCTGGAGTCAGAGAGCCAGAGCTTGCAGCAATCAAGAGTGGTGCAAGAAGCTATGCAAACGACACAAACCCATTCGCAGCTTATGGCATGGCCAGCAGAGGCGACTTGCCACTACTAGACCGCCAAGAATACTACAACGACAATATGGGCAAAATCGGCAGAGCTGGCAATGGCGGCTTAACAACTGAAGATGTGCCACGCTATATGCGAGATAGGCTCAAAAACGATGCAGGCAAGGGCCGCTATTCAAGCGCAGACAACGAGTCAATTATGCGTGAAGTCTTTGGCGACATTATGAGCAAAGAAGATATGTATAGGCTCTATGAAGAATTGGCAGACACGACCCAGGCAAGCCCATACACTAGCGAGAACTTCGGTTATGCACTATCGCTCGATCCAGAACTAAGCGCGAGAGTACAAAGAGCAATGCTCGAACAGGCAGCGCCAACTCGCAAAATCTCAATCGAAAGCGCGCTAACTCAAGCGCAGCCGGTCGATATTACGGATATGACCACCAACTACCGCAAATCTACTATCCCAGCACGTCAGTACAAGCAGGCCGTAAATAATATCCCAGAGGCAGAAACAACGGCAAATAGAGCGGTCGCAAGCGCTCCAGAGCAGAGAGCCGCAACGCAAGAGCCAGAAGTCGACTATAATACCCAAATCCAGCGCCAAAAGGCCCAAATCCAAGCAGACAAGCTTAAAAGACAAGCTATTGGCGGAGTTATGGAGCAGTACGGCACGACTCGCCTTAGCGACCGCATCGAGGGCTTACCAAACGCTATCGAAGATATGCTCAAGCTCGGCTTTACCGAAAGAGCAGAAATCGACAACTACGCAAAGCAAATGACTGGTAAAGATAGCGAAATCGCAAAAGCAATCCGCAAATCGCTAAACGATGCCGGCGCAACCGATACAAACCTCGGTATTACGATGGAGGACGTATTCGCTTCATCTGGCGCAGAAGAAGCGGCGCAGAAGAAGATTAAGAGCTTCTTTGATGCAAGGCAGAAGAAATATGCAACCGACAACGGCACGATCAAGCGAGCAGACCTATACGACCTCGGCAAAGAGTTAGAGAAAGAGGGCTATGAGAAATACGATAAAGGAGTCCGCAACCAGAATACGACAGACCAAGCGTACGGTGAAGCGCTAATCACGCTATCAGAGGCGGCTATCGGAAAAGCTACTGACGGTGTAGATGTATCGAAGAATATCGACCTCAATAAGCTAATCGCAATCGCTCCAGACAACGCAGAGCATATCGCAAGAATGGAGAACTTAGCGCAAAACGCAAAGACCGTACAAGACCTACGCTCTGCTATGGCGAACGCAACCAAACTCAACCTCTTGAAGCAAGCAGAGGAATATAACAGAAATACCTATGGCCAAAATCAAGGCGACTTCGGCAAAAACGCTAATAATGCTATTAAAGGCATAAAAGCAGCCAATTCACGCAACCCTGTTATCGCTCTTACTCAAGCAGGTGTAGAAATGGCTTCAGAATCGCCAAAGATGAAGCAAAAAGCGATCAAGAAAGCTTACGAAAAGGCGCAAAAGTTCCAATCGCAGGCAAACGGCGAAACTCCTATCCAAACGGGCAAGCTAGCAGGTATTAAAGAAAAGGTATCCAATATTAAAGATGCTGGAATCGTACAGGGCGCTAAGAATATCGCAAGCAAAGCCGCAGATGTTGTAAATAATGCAACGAGTAGCCTCAACAACGAATCGCTATCTGGCATCGAAATCGGCAACCGAATCGGCAAGACACAAAGCAGGCTCGCCCCAGAAACTACAACGCTCGGAACGTACCTAACCAACCAGGCTAACCGCCAAATCGGCTACGGACAAGCACGAGATGCGCAGGAACGTATGGCTAACGCACAAGCCCTATCGCAAGCCCAGAACGACTACGATAACGCACTTGCAAGCTATCAGAACGAGGAGCAGCAGGTAAATAACGCTATCGCACAAGCACAAGCCATGCAAAGCCCACTCGGTAGAATCGAACAGGCTATGACTCTAGCCCTTAACGCTGGCGACATCAACGCTTACAGCCAACTTGCAGACCTCTACCAGCAGGCGGCAAAGATTGAGGAGCTAAAGAACCCAACGAGTAAAACCGAGGGCAAAGCGCTATCTGCCAACCAGGCTAAAGCCCTAACGGCGCAGCAGCAACTAGAGATGCTCGCAACCATGAAGCCAAACGCTGGAACGGTGGCGGCAAATATCCCAGGCATAAATAAAATCGTCAATCTAACCGGCGGTAACGAGTACGACAATCAGGCAGATGCACTCGCAACCACGCTCGGCTATCTGCTATCAGGCGCAAATATCAAGGAATCAGAAGCAAAGCGTATCGGCAAAGCCTACGTGCCTACCGCTTTCGACTCCGAAGCAGTCCGCCAGCAGAAACTCGATCGTGCAGCACAACTTATCCAAAGCTATATGTCGGATACTGGCGCACTCGCAGCCTAAACAAAGACAAACAAAAAATATCCCCAGAAATGGGGGTATTTTTTATCTCTATTCAGATTTACAAATTTCTGATACAATAAAAGAGATTTATAAATTTCTGATACAATAAAAGTAATCAGTTTTGGCGAAAGCCTCACAAATTCACTATTTCGAAGATAGTGAATTTTTTTATATCTGGATTGTTACTAATAGGATAATGATTATTATAACGAGCAAGAAAGCGATGATACCAAAAGTCGAGATAAACGACTCTATACCACCAACGATCAAGATAATAGCAACAAGAATAAATAAAGCAATCAGGATAAACTTCAGCAACGGCTTAATGTAGCTCTCCCAACGCTCCGACCATAGTTCAGCATTGGCTTCGGCAATTCTTCTATCTTCTTCCTCTTTCCGCCTCGCTTCTTCAGCTCTTTTCTTGGCTTCCTCTCTATATGCGATAGCTCTTTACTTAGTCTTGTATACCAGCTTGGCTAAATAAATGCGGATGCGCTAGGAGGTTGTGTATAGCGCCGTTAATATTGGCATATAGCGCCGCAGAATATAGGTTATTTAGGTGCGGTAAAAAAGAGAGCCAGAAGGCAGAAAAAAACCATCGGCAAGATGGCTGTTTTCTAACGACTGGCTTTACAAGAATTGTAGCACAAGAGCGACATCCTTATAAGGTGTAGTAATCTATCAATTCGTTGCTTTTCCTTACCCATAAGCATACCCGTAATAAGCGCCATTGTCAATTGAATAACAATTTTAATTTACAGGAGCTAACAGAGATGGAGAGCTTATCGGAAGTAGAATTAGCTCTATTTTTGGCTTCTATTTCGTCTTTGCATACAAATCTACGCTCGACCAAAAATGTAATCAGCGGCAGCCCAAGCACGAACAGAACAATAGTAAAACTACAGCCAAAAAACCTAATTATAGGGGCAAATATCCCCCAGTTAGAGCTATTGGCGCTTCTAAAGACCAGAAACGCTAAAAAAATGCCAACAACAAAAGCTCCGAGCGTGAACCAATAGCGCTTCTTGTGTGCTTCGTTTCTCATTCTTAATCCTCGCTTACTTAGAGCCATTATAGTATTGTGCTAAAATATAAGTAATTGGCGGTGCGTAGGATATACTCCTATGTTCATCGAAGAAATCGAAGCAAAAGAGCGCACTCTTGGCGACAAGTTCGAGGAGTTCGGCAAGAAACTCGGCAAGCTCTGCGATCTAGGCTACGACATTCTAGGCGATAAGAAGATGGGCGAAAAAGAACGCTCGGATTTTATCGACATTCTTGCAAATATCAAGGGCGCTAAAGCTGCTGCTTACAAGCAGATGGAGAAATACAGCGACGTAAAAGAGGCTGACCGCAAGAAAATTGACGAGAAAGCCGATGCGTTCGTAAAAGGCCTCGGCATTGAAGATAAGGAGTAGGCATGGACGCAGATACCTATATCCAGGGCTTACAACCGCTCCTAATTCCGCAGAAAAATACGCAGACTATCCAGATTGAATCGGATTATACGTTCCAGACTGGCGACAAGCTCTATATGACTATCAAGACTAAGCCAGACAACGACCAGACCGATGGTGATGCTCTAATGGCTAAGGATTGGACGGTTGGAACTGATGCAGAATACGACAACGAGGGCTATCTTGCGCTAAACCTAGCCGAAACCGATACGGACATTGACTTCGGGGATTATGTTTACGACATAAAGCTAGTCAACGCTACTGTAAAATCGACCATCGTTTATGGCCCTTGCCAGATACTACCTGTAACTACTTTGAGAGTCTAATTATGCAGAGAATATCCATTACTAACCCACAGAACGTAATTGATGGTACGGCGAAGAAATACTACTTTAGGCTTCGCAATACTGGCGGCCCAAAAGGCGACAAGGGAGATAAAGGCGATACTGGAGCTACTGGCCCACAAGGCCCACAGGGCAACGCTGCTACCGTTTCTGTCGGCTCGACTACTACGCTGCCAGTTGGCTACGATGCAACAGTAACTAATACAGGCTCGATATATAATGCCGTCCTTAATTTTGGCATACCACAAGGCCCACAAGGCCCACAAGGCCCTCAAGGCGACAAGGGAGATACTGGAGCTAAGGGCGACACAGGCCCTAGAGGCCCACAAGGCGAGAAAGGCACGAACGCTACGGTATATGTCGGCACTACTTCTACGCTCGCTCCTGGATCACAAGCCACCGTGTATAACTCTGGCTCTGATTCTAATGCAGTCTTAAACTTCGGTATCCCTAAAGGCGAAAAGGGCGATAAGGGCGATGATGGTACTGGCATTTCCGTAGATGGCACAGTCGCAACTTACGCCAACCTCCCGACCGGATTGGGTCCAGACGACGA